TTGTTAATACAATTATTCTTTCAGACGGAGAATCTAATTCATCTCATAAATCTTTCGTGACAAGAGAAGGCAGCGGAGATCAACTTTTTGCAGAACGAATTGAAACTCGTGATTGTCACATCAGGCTGGTTGATAAAGAAACAAAAAAAGTTTTTGAATGGACTGCCTGTCATGGATTTCGTCAAACAGAAAATTTTATAAATTATTTTAAATTTAAGACTGGTTCAAACGTTTTAGGATTTTTCCTTGCAACTGCCGCCGATGATGCAGGTCGCATGGTCGGATGGAGTAAATGGCAAGATGTAAAAGCAGATTACAATCGAAACGGTTACATGATTGTAGATGATCATGGATATGATGATCTTTATGTAATCAAACAACATACCTCCGTTATGATGGAGGATGAAATAAATATTGATACTAATAAAGTTAATTCAACAGCTTCTTTGACTAAGGCATTCAAAAAATTTCAGAAAGGAAAATTAGAAAAAAGAATAATGCTTCAAAGATTTGCGGAAATGGTTGCTTAATGCAAGTTTGTTTTACAACAATTTCAACTGGTTATGAGAAACTCATTGAAATCATTGATAAACAAAAAGGTTGACATGTCTGTCAAAACAGTGTATAATATAAGTAGAGAATAAAATAATAATAACGAGAGAGATTATATGATGAATAAAGAACAAATAGTTGAAACCTGGAAAACTAAGCACGGTGTGCAAACGATTTTAGATCGTAATCAGGTAAATGAAGTTGCTGATGAAAGCGGAAATCCATGGCCGAATCAGAATTTTCTAGGAAAACTTCGAATAGGTCGAAATCAGTTTTCAATTGCAAATTATGGAAAGAACATGACAACTCCCGCAGCAAAATGGGGTGATAAATATCGCAAACCGAAAGCACTTAAAGATGTTCGTATTATTCAACACGACACCACAATTAAGAAAGTAGATGAAAGCATCTCTTTCGTTCCAGAAAAAGATCCCAATTATATTAAAGCAGGATATTACAAAGAACTAGTTCAGATATTTAAATCTGGAATGTTCGTACCTTCTTTTATTACCGGATTGTCCGGAATGGGTAAAACCAAGGAAGTTTTTGAAGCTGCTGCTAGTACAAAACGCGAATTAATTCGTGTCAATATTACAATCGAAACAGATGAAGATGATCTTCTTGGTCACTATATTTTAAAAGATGGTGAGACTATTTGGGAAGATGGACCAGTTATCGTTGCGATGGAAAGAGGCGCACTGCTTCTTCTTGATGAAATTGATCTTGCATCTAATAAGATCATGTGTCTCCAACCTGTACTTGAAGGTGGAAGCATTTTCTTGAAAAAGATTAATCGTCTTGTAAAACCAGAAGCTGGATTCAACATTGTCGCAACTGCTAATACAAAAGGTAAGGGTAATGATGATGGACGATTTATCGGGGCCAACATTCTTAACGAAGCATTCCTTGATCGTTTCCCAATTACATTCGAACAAGATTATCCTCCCACCGCCGTTGAAAAGAAAATTGTTACTAAGGTTCTTTCAAACTACGGTGTTGAAGATTCAGACTTTGTTAATCATCTTTGTCAATGGACAGATGTTATTCGTCGGACCTTTGCTGACGGAGGAATTGATGAAATTATTTCCACTCGTCGTTTGATAAACATTGTTACTTCTTATATGATATTCCAGAATAAAGAAAAAGCGATCGAATTTTCGATCAATCGTTTCGATGATGATACCAAAACAGGATTTATGGATCTCTGGACTAAAGTAGATCCTAACGCAGTTCCTGATGAGCCTGACACAGAAACCGATGCAGAAGAACTTCCAGGATTTGCAACCGATGAAGAATCAGCGAAATATTAAAAAATAATTTAATCCTTGACATTATTTACATTATCAGCTATAATTATATTAAATAGTTGATAATGTTTTTTTGTTAATGATGAAAAAAAGGAAATAATGCAAATTGAAGTGCCTATAGCAGATTTACGAAAGAAGAAAATATTTGTTGCAACTCCAATGTATGCAGGCATGTGTAGTGGAATGTATACAAAGGCGTGTTGTGATTTAGCAACAACTGCCACAAAATATCAAATAGATCTTAAATACTTTTATTTATTTAACGAATCATTAATCACCAGAGCTCGAAATTATTGTGTAGATGAATTCTTGAGATCAGGATATACTCATCTCATGTTCATTGATAGCGATATATGTTTCGATCCAAATTATGTTTTAACATTAGCTGCTCTATGCGATGATACAAAACCAATTGTTGGAGGAATATATCCCAAGAAGTGTATTGCTTGGGAAAAAGTTCGTAATGCTGTTGATAAAGGTTTGGCTGATGAAAATCCTATGCTTCTTGAGAAGTTTACGGGAGATTTCGTTTTCAATCCAACTGGTGGAACTCAAACGATATCTTTATCCGAGCCGGTTGAAGCATTAGAAATTGGAACAGGGTTTATGATGATACAGAGAGAAGTATTTGAAAAGTTTGAAAAAGCTTATCCTAAATTTCGATATAAACCCGATCATAATCGATCAGACCATTTCGATGGTTCCAGATATATTCATGCATTTTTTGATACCATTATTGATAATGATCAATGGATGGGCAAAGGAAAATCCGAAGGGTCTGATCGTTATCTTTCTGAAGATTATATGTTTTGTCAACTGTGTCAGAAGATAGATATTAAAACTTTTCTATGTCCATGGATGAAATTACAACATATTGGAACATATGTGTTTAATGGAAATCTTCCTGATATGGGGGCTTTAGAATATGCCGCCCATGGATATGATACTGAAACTCGGCCTTTTCTTGAAGATCGAAAAAAGAAGTTAGAATCAAAAGGAATGAGTAGAAAAGACAGAAGAGCTCTTGCTAAAGAAAAACGAAAGGATACCAAAAAGAAGGACAAATCCTCTCATGCTGAGAGCCCAAATCACCTATAGGAAATATAATGATAATTAATAATGAGACTGTTGAAACATTAAAAAACTTTGCAGAAATCAATCAAAGTTTGGTTATTGAGGCCGGCGATGTAATTAAAACAGTAAGTGAACAAACAAACGTTTTAGCAAAGGCTAAGCTCGGTCAAAGCTTTCCTCAGGATTTTGCTATATATGATTTGAATAAATTCTTAGGAGTTCTTTCATTATTTGCAGAGCCTCAATTTGATTTCAGTGAAAAATCAATAAAAATACAATCAAGTATTGATGCTAATAATTTCGTCGCAGGTGATTCCGTAGCCGAATATCAATTTGCGAATATGAGTTTATTTGAAAACGAGAGAAAGATCCTAGCAAAAGATATAAATTTACCATCTGAAGACGCTGTTTTTAGATTAGAAGAAAAATATTTTATTTCTATAATGAGAGCAGCTGCAGTAATGAGTCTCCCAGAAATTGCAGTTGTAGCAAATGACGGGAAACTTAAAATACAAGCAATTGAAGCTAAAACATCTATTGATAGTTATGCAGTTGAATTAGGAGTTTCAACTTCTAATTTCAAAATGATTTTTAAAATAGAAAATCTTAAACTCATGAGAGGTTCTTATGATGTAAAAATATCAAATAAAGGTCTTGGACATTTTAAAAATTTAGACAGGGAACTTGAATATTGGATTGCAACTGAACAGACAACTTGAAATTATGACAAAAAATATATTATGGGTTGAAGCTTATAGACCTCAAAAGGTGTCAGACTGTATTCTTCCTAAACATTTAAAAGAACCATTTGAATCTTATGTGGCCACGGGAAATATTCCAAATCTTCTTTTATGTGGTGGTCCGGGTATGGGTAAAACCACAATTGCGAAAGCAATGTGTAAAGAGATTGGTCTTGATTATATTGTTATAAATGGTTCACAGGAATCCGGTATTGATCTTCTTAGAGTAAAGCTAGAGAATTATTGCAGTAGTGTTTCTTTAATTGGTGGCCGTAAAATTGTTATTATCGATGAAGCTGATTATTTAAACCCCCAATCTACTCAACCCGCAATGAGAGGATTTATTGAAAGATTTGCGGATAATTGTAGTTTCATTTTTACTTGTAATTATCTTAATAGAATTATTGAACCTATTCATTCTCGATGTGCAGTAATTGAATTTAAGGTAGATAAAAAAGAATCTCCTCAGATAGCTACTCAGTTATTAGATAGGGTTAAAGAAATTCTTAATGATAATAATGTGGAGTTCAATGAAAAAGTCCTTGTTGAACTTATTATGAAATATTATCCAGATTTTAGAAGAACTTTAAATGAATTACAGCGTTATAGCACCAGCGGAAGTATTGATAGCGGTATCCTTAGTTTGCTTTCCGATTCTGATTTTAACGCTCTTATTAATGCATTAAAGGAAAAGAACTTTACTAAGGTTCGTAAATGGGTTGTTGATACAAGTCATACAGATGCTAGAACAATATATAGAAAGTTATATGATAATTTGCACGAGCATTTAACACCAGCAGGATTGCCCCCAATAATTTTATTGTTAGCAGATTATCAATATAAGAGTGCATTTGCTGCTGATCAAGACATAAATCTTACAGCATGTTTAATTGAGATTATGATAGAAGGACAATGGCAATAAATCCGTTCGATTTTGTAAATGATATTAATTATAAGAAAAAAGATATACTAAGTAATGACTTTGATAATGAGTTAGAAAGTCAATATAAAGCGTTTCTTGTTAATCGATCTTTAAGCTTTAATTTCGATACTATCCTTCAAGCCAATGAAATGAACACCAGAACTCATCTGGATAATAAACTTCAATACCACTATTTGCTAAATATTATCAGACCCAAGAATAGATTTGGTCGATGGTTAAAAGCAGAGAAGTATGAAGCCATAGATTTAATTGTTGAATATTATGGATACAGCCTTCAAAAAGCAAGAGAGGTTGTAGATATCTTCAGTGATGAGGATCTGAATACTCTTAGGCAAGAATTATTTACAGGTGGTTTGAAGGAGAACAATGAGCGTAGAGATAGATTCTCTCGTTGAAATCAAGTTAAAGCAGCCCGACGATTTTTTAAAAGTAAAAGAAACATTAACGAGAATAGGTGTAGCATCTAAGAAGGATAAGATTTTATATCAATCTTGTCATATTCTTCATAAGCAAGCTAGATATTACATTGTACATTTTAAAGAATTGTTTATGTTGGATGGAAAACCTTCCAATTTTTCGGATAATGATGCCGCAAGGCGAAATACAATAGTTAATTTATTAGCCGAATGGGATCTGGTACAAAAAGTTGATAATGATAATATTAATGAAGATGATGTAGTTCCAATTAATCAATTAAAGATTATATCTTTTAAGCTTAAAGATGAATGGGAACTAGTTGCGAAATATAATATAGGTAATAAAAAGAATGACGACACTAAGTTTGAAAGCTCATAAAATATATCCCGACGTAACCCTTCCAACATTTTCAACACGAGGCTCTGCATGTTTTGATATACATGCTTATTATACTCCTGAAATAGGATGTAAATTTTGGAATGACGATAGGAAAAAATTTATTGAAAGACATGATAAGAATATAGTAATACATCCTTTTCAAAGAGTCCTTGTTCCTACAGGGATAATTTTAGATATTCCAGCGGGATATTCAGTAAGAATACATCCAAGATCTGGCACTGCGATTAAACAAGGTATGAGTTTTATTAATTGTGAAGGAGTGATTGATTTTGATTATATCGATCCGTTAATGATTCCTGTAATAAACTTATCAGACGTTCAATCAATTGTTATAAATAACAATGATAGAATTGCACAGGGCGAACTTGTGCGATTACAACAATATAATATCGAAGAAATTAGCTCGCCTCCTAAACAAAAAACCAGCCGAACAGGTGGTTTTGGGAGTACTGGCAAATGAGTAGATTTAAAGTTTTAGGGCACAGTTACGACTTAGAAATATACGAAGAAGTTTTAACTGATCCCAAAAAAGGTACTATTGAATTCGACGAGGTCGGAGTGTATAGTGCCAATTCCATATTACATTTAATATGGATAGTGCTCAAACACAGATTTGGGCATTTTATAGCCGGAGAAGGTTGGAGAGATTAATTCTTGATCTTTTCTTTTCATATCATTAGGAATTGCTTGCGTAAGGATTCTTAATGTTTTTACTAAACGTCTTTGCTTAAAGAAGGAGGACATATGTTAACGACTAACGCACTTTCTGTATTCCCCACCCACAAACAATTTGAACAAGCATTAGGATTATCCGTTGGATTTGATTCAATGTTTGATAGACTTTTTGAATGTAATCAACAAAACCAATCTTCTGGTTATCCACCTTATAACTTGAAAAAAGATGGAGAACATTATATAATAGAGTTAGCAGTTGCAGGACTCAGCGAAAAAGATATTAAGGTACATGTTGAGGATAAGGTATTAACTGTTAGCAGTGATACAGAAAAATCTGAAGAAGATTATCTTCATCAGGGTATTGCCCGGCGCTCATTTAAGAGGTCCTGGACTTTATCTGATGATATGATAGTTAACAGCGCGGAAATGACTAGCGGAATGTTAATTATCACCTTAGAAAGAGTTATTCCTGAGGATAAGAAATCTAGACAGATCCCAATTGTTACGAAATAATTTTCGTAAATTTTATAAGAGGGTGTGTTATAAATATGCTATATAGAAATATGCTCATAACTAACCCTCTTTTAGGATTATAGAATGAAATCAATATTAAAAACAGAAGAGGATATTAGGGTATCTCCTAATTTTACTCTTCCTGAATTAGTGAAAAGTTCAACAGCAGAAAGAATGGGATTGAATAATTGGCCAGAAGATGATCAAATTCTGATTAACCTTACTAACGTTGCAAATCATATTTTACAACCGGTAAGAGATGAATTCGGGCCAGTTCGAATTAATAGTGGTTATAGAGGACCGGCTTTAAACAAAGCAGTTGGTGGATCTAAAACTAGTCAACATTGTTTTGGAGAAGCAGCTGATTTTGAAAGTTCCAGAATAGGTAATTATAAATTATCACGCTGGATTAAAGAAAATTTAGAATTTGATCAATTAATTTTAGAATTTTATACTCAAGGCGTACCTAGCAGCGGATGGGTCCACTGTTCATATAAAACAAATGGTCAAAACCGCGGAAAAATTAATACAGCCCTGAGAATAAAAGGAAAAACAGTATATAAAAATGGACTGATTCAATGAAACGATTATTGATATTTCCACTTTTGGTATATCTCCAATTTCTATATTTTATTGGAGCATATATGTCCAGAAGTTGGGTAGATGATCAAATATTATGGTGTTATAAGAAATTAAAATCTTATGGACACGATGTGGAATACAATTATTTTGATAAATGAAATTTTATACAAATGTACACCAAATTGGTGATCATGTTTTAGTTAGAGGTTATGAAAACGGAAAACGTTTTGATGATCGCATTGAATATCATCCCACAGTTTTTATCCCCGCAAAAGAAAAATCAAATTATTCAACTATTGATGGAAAATCTTTATCACCCATCAAACCGGGTACAATAAAAGAAACAAGAGAATTTATTCGAAAATATGACGGGGTAGAAAACTTTCAAATTTATGGAATGACTGCTTGGAGATATAATTATATTTACGAAGAGTATCCCAAAGATAGAGGTATTGATTATGACTTTTTACAACTCATAGTCGCAAGTATTGATATTGAGGTTGCTTCAGAACATGGTTTTCCAGATCCAGTTTCAGCCACTGAAGAAATTCAAGCCATCACTGTTGGAGCAAATGAAAAATATTTTGTATTTGGTTGCGGCGATTATAATAATACTAATCCGAGTGTTAAATATTTTCACTGCGCTGATGAAAATCATTTAGTTCAAGAATTTCTTTCTTTTTGGGAAAAGTTAGCTCCTGATATAGTTACAGGGTGGAATATTCAGGGTTTTGATATTCCATATTTGGTTAATAGAATTTCTAGATTGTTTGATAATAAGGCTGTTAAAAGATTATCACCTTGGAGATTGGTTAATGAACGTTCAACAACTTTCAGAGGTAGAGAAACAATTTTTCATGATCTTATTGGAATATCTGTAATTGATTATATCGACGTATATAGAAGAAATTCTCCGCCGGCGGAAAGTTATAGATTAGATTATATTGCTTCTGTTGAATTAGGAGAAAGAAAATTATCGTTTGAAGAGTATGGAAATCTTTATACATTATATAAAGAGAATTATCAATTGTTTATTGATTATAATATTAAAGATGCTCAGCTTGTAGAACGATTGGAAGAAAAGAAAAAATTGATAGAAATGGTGGTTGCATTAGCTTATGAGGCTAAGGTAAATTTTCAAGACACATTTGGAATGGTAATGATGTGGGAGGTTATTCTCGCGAATGATTTAATGAATAGAAATATAATAGTTCCACCCAAGAAAGATCATATAAAAAATGCGGCATATGTTGGAGCATATGTAAAAGAAGTACAAGCGGGATTACATAATTGGGTTGTCAGTTTTGATTTAAATAGTCTATACCCTCATTTAATCATGCAATACAATGTTAGTCCTGATACTATTTTAACAGGTATTACAGAGC